TAACTCCCTGAACCCATAATAATCAACATCACTATCCCTGCAGGAATAATCAGGCCTCTTTACTATAATATGCGTCACCGCCAACAGGCAATCCACCTCTACCTCTTCCTCGCCATCCTCCCCGCCGATGTAAAGGTAGGAGGGGATGTAGTCCCAATATAGCTTTGCCTTGCTCATAGCGGCCTCTCTATCAACGCCGCATAGACCTCGTCAGGGACTTCTATCTCGACCATGTTGTCCACCTCACCGCACTCGCCGCAGTACATAATAGGACCGTTGTCCGCGCACCACGGGTCATTAGCACGACGTATCTCGTCTTCAATCTCTAAAAAGCCACACCCGCCGCAGCGGTAAACAAGACTTTTTTCCTCTGGGTTTGATTCCATTTTGCTATCCTTTCTGTTGGTTGTTACTGCTATTATGGCTTTGTGTTCCTTGGTACGCACTGTTATTGGTAGTGCAAAGTGTATTTTAGTTTAGTTCAAGAGGATTGTGCAAGGGGAATAATGAAGGATAATGGGCCGCGGAGCGGGGAGAGTTAGACATAAAAGTAGTAGAGATTGATTTTGTTATGCATTTGGAGGGGTTCCTATAGAGATTATTTCACTAAGAAAAAAAAAAATGAAAATATTTTTGAAATTAGACGTAATAGACGTAATGCCGTAATAAGCTAGTGTACATGCGGTATCTCAGCATTACGTTAACATTACGTATCTATTTTGAAATGTAATAATAACGGTGTTATAGGGAAATAATCAGGGGGGTTTCGCGATATAACTTTTTTTGAAAAAAAAACTACTATGACCCCAAAAAACTCTATAGGAACCCATTTGTTAGCTTTCGTACTATTGTTATATTGACATAGCTTGTTTTACTCTGTAGTCTTTGGTTTTTCAGGTTAGGCTATTACTATGATTAAAATTGATAGAAATGTACAAATACCCGAGGCTCGTTGTAATTATCCTTTTGACGAAATGGGCTGCGGAGATAGTATTTTGTTCATGGAGGAACGACGTGCGGCCTCTGCTCGTGTGGCGGCGGTACGGTACGCTAAGAGGCATCGCCCTGCGTGGGTGTTCACCTTGCGACGGGTAGACGATGGCTGGCGCTTGTGGAGGATTGAGTAATGGCGAAAAAGGATGTCTGGAACGTCCCTCCGGTTATTCAGCAGAAATCAGCCAATCGGATGGCAACGAAGGTTGCCCCATTGCGCAAGCAAAAGACAATGTCTCCCAAGCATTGGAAGTTTGTTCAGGAGTATGTTTCTGGGGATGGCAGGGTAACGCTTAAAGAGGCGGCTATTCGTGCAGGGTATAAGCCGACCAGCGCTAGCGTGATGGCGTGGCAGCTGACTAATCCTGATATCAATCCGCACATTGTCGCTGCGATACAGGCTTACAGGGCAGAGCTGGCCTCGAAGTACAACACCAGCTATGAACGCCACATGAAAGACCTGCAAACGATCCGAGACAAGGCGCTAGAGGCCGGAGCATATGCGGCTGCAGTGCAGGCGGAATACCGCCGCGGACAGGCTTTGGGCACGATTTACGTTGAAAGAAAAGAAATCAGGCATGGCACTATCGATTCAATGAGTAAGGAAGAGGTCCAGCGCAAGCTAGACGAGCTTAAAAAACTTTATGGGGGCCCACCCCCTACCGCGTTAATTGATGCGCATACGGGCGCTGTGATAGCCAGTATGGACATGGACAAGGAACCCGCCTTTGTTTCGCCAGTAGAAGAGCCACCGTTAGACGTGTTTGAAATGGACAGGGACAATGGCGAGGAAGCCTGAAGCGGTATTTTCGGACTTTATCCGCGACAATCTGCCGAATGTGGACATATCCCGCGTGGAGTCTATAGCTAATCTTGGTTTTCCGGACATGGTCATTGTTGATCGTATGGGAACCGGAAAAATTGGTTTTCTTGAGAATAAAGTAGTTCAGCGCGGCCTTAAAGTACACCTACGCCCGCATCAGATGTCATTTTTGTATCGCCATTGGTTATACGGATGCCCTGCCTATATTTTGGTAAAGCATTTGCCTATTGGAAAGAAAAATTCAATAGTTTTTCTCTACCATGGGGGACAGTGCGATGATTTGCTTGCGCAAGGCCTGCGCGTACAGCCTGTTATCAAATGGGAAAGTAATGCGATTGATTGGAAGTTATTAAAAAACCTACTATTGGGAATAGAAAAACCATAGAAAAAATCAATTGGAATTCCTAGCTGGAAACTATAGAATTGTGGTGCTGGATGTGAACAGCGAAACCTAGAAAGGATAGAGAAATGAAAAAACCAAGCGGATATATTATTTACCGCGGCGCGTCATTACTTGACGATAAGCCGATTATTGTCGTGGCAATTACTGGCAAATCATCGAACAGCAAAACGGGGGATATGGTTCAGACCTATATTCTCACCGACAATGGCAAAAGCCCCGTAGAGAGCGCAAAGGCGCTCGACGACGTTTCAGTTTGTGGCGATTGTAAGCACCGCCGCGGTTTAGGCGGTTCCTGCTATGTCAATCTTGGGCAGGGCCCGCGGGCAGTGATGGACGGCGTGATTCGTGGCATTTATCCGGACAATATAATTAACGCGGCCTTTGCGTCACATAAGCGCAAAATAAGGTTAGGCACTTATGGCGATCCGGCGGCGGTTCCTGCTTATGTCTGGAAAACGCTATTGTCTGGCGCTGAATCGCATACTGGTTACACGCATCAGTGGCAAAACGGAAAAGCCGACCACGTTAAACAGTGGTGCATGGCTTCAGTGGACACACCAAAAGAGGCGGCACTTGCTAAGATGGACGGCTGGAGGACATTTAGGGTTAGAGTCGCGGACGGAAGTTTAGAATTCAGTCACGAGATGAAATGCCCCGCAAGTGCTGAAATGAATAAGCGGCTGACGTGCGATACATGCATGGCCTGCAGTGGCGGCATTGATAGCAAGAAAGCAAGTGTAACTATAATTGTGCATGGTTCCCTCAAAAACCGTTTTTCTGTGTCAATGGGGGCATGATGTTTATAGTGCTTGCGGTGATAATTGTTTTAATTGTAATTATTGATTTAGTTGATTATAAATAGTTCCCCGATAGAAAAAATCAATTGTACGGACTAACGACAATAGACTAATATTAGTCATCGATTCAACGGAATCGACCAACTAGAAAGGATAGAAAAATGGCACATATGATAGATGAAACAACCGGACGCGCTGCGATTGCTTACGTCAACGCGACACCATGGCATGGACTTGGTCAAGTGTTGACACCTGATTCAACTATTGAGCAGTGGACTCAGGAAGCAGGCTTAGGTTATACAGTGCTAGAGAGCTTAGTAGAATATAAAACCCCCGCGGTATCAGGTTATCAAGTTTGGCCTGATCGCAAAGTGCTACACCGTAGCGATACGGGCGCGGCGCTTGCTGTAGTTTCAAAGGATTACAGAACAGTCCAGCCCGCGGAAGTTATGGGTTTCTTTCAAAAGCTTTTAGACTTAGGCGGTTTTCAGATGGAAACAGCGGGTGCGTTGTCACAAGGCCGCCGCGTTTGGGCGCTTGCCAGCGTAGGTGACGGCGCGGAAGTTGTGGACGGTGACGTTGTTAAACCTTATTTATTGTTAGGCACTAGTTACGACGGCACGATGGCTACAATCGCAAAATTTACAGCGATTCGCGTGGTCTGTAACAATACAATCACGCCAGCAGTGAATAGCACCAGCGACGAATTAGACAAGGGTTATATAAAGTCAGCGGTTCGCGTTTTGCATAGTGAGCGGTTCGATGCGGAAGCCGTTCGTTTACAGTTAGGAATTGTAGCTAATCAATTCGAGCGCTTTATGGTCGAATCACGCAAGCTTGCACATGTGAATATGTCTTTTAGTGATGCTGACTTATTCGTAAAGGAATTGCTCAAGCCATACCACACAGGCAAGCTGGACATTGTCGATACGCGGGCATACAAGCGGGTTATTGAATTGTGGCAAGGCCGCTCTATTGGTTCGGATATCCTACGCGCTGCGCATGTGGACGGTTCCCGTTGGGAAATGCTAAACGCTGTCACGCAACTAGTCGATCATGAGCGAGGCCGCTCGGACAATACCCGCCTCGAGAGCGCTTGGTTCGGCACCGGATCCGCTATTAAAAACCGCGCTTTAGAGTTACTGACCGCTTAGTCAGTTAAGTTATGGTCACAAGTGCGGGTTTTCCCTCTGGGATTACCCGCTTTTTAGTCAATAATCGGAATTAATTTTGCATGTGTAAACTTGCCCCGCGGCGCTCGGTGCTCGGCGCTTGAAACCTGCAGCGCTGCCCGCGGTGCTCGGCCCGCGGGTTGTGGTGCTCGGCTCGCGGTGCTCGGTTCGTGGCCCGCGGCGCTTGCGCCGCGGTGAAAGAAAAGCTTGCAATAGTTTCCCGAAAGCGATAATATTGGTTCGTTGGCAGTAGCCAACGATAAACCTAGAAAGGATAATGTGATGAAATGCTTTTTAAGAATTGGGGAAGATTGCCTTGAGGAAGCAACACAACACAAGTCCCTTGCTCAAGCGGAATCTGCATATCGCAAGGTAGCCGAGGAACTAGTCCAGTATGGTCAATCCATAGAAGCAACAATACATATTGCAAAAACTCTCGATGAGGTAGCCGAGTATCCGGACTTTGTACTAACCTATGAGGATGACTGCGTCATAAAAATCAGTGCTTAAATAGTTGACAGCGCCGCTCGGCGCTGTCATAATTTCTCTGTGGCATCGACGGATGCCACACAACCTAGAAAGGATAATGTGATGATTGACTTGACATCAAAAGCTTTGTTAGTGGCATCGATTCGTAACAGGTTATTCGCGAGCCGCGATACAGTAGACGAAGCGCTAAATTATGCAGTGGTTTCAATTGAACTGTTAGACAATATAGATCGTGCATCAATGTATACAGTGCTGCACGTTGTAATGAATACCATTGCAGACAATATAGCCGCGCTGCCCGATTCGAGCGCCGCGGCGCTCGAATCGCCGCCCGCTGAAATTCGTATTGATCATGCGGACTTGCCTGCCACTGGTGCGACCAGCTTGCATGATCAAATCGAAGAAATTGTCTTGGCGCAAATCTCGGAGCTAGGCAGATCAATTGATCAAAAGATTGAACGCGCTATTGAAAATTATGACCACGAAGAAATGGTCACGAACATAATCCGCAACTTGCGTTTTAGTTGTGAGATTGAGGTCGAATAATTAGTTGACAGGGAGCTTGCTCCCTGAGATAATTCCCTTGCTGCATTAATCAATGCAGCATAACCTAGAAAGGATAGAGAAATGACTAAGACCAAATCAGTGCGCACAGTGACTCTTGGATGGGAAGAGTTCGTTATTCCAGCTGGCATGACAGAAGCGCAAGTTATCCTGTTAGTAGGACAGCTTGCCATGCTGGATAGAATATCCAGCATGGGAACTAAGGACTATAAACACAGCTACTACTACTTCAACGATAAGCAGACTGTGAGAGTAGCGCAGCGCGAAGTGTATGCAGATCAGGCTGCAGCCGCTGCAGCCAAGGAAGCCTACGACGTAGCGTTGCCCGAGCCAGAGACAGCGACCAATTAACCTAGACTATCGGGCCTCGCGGCCCGATAGATAAAATTGTCTTGACAAACCCTGCTGGCACGGTTCTTGCCGCAGGGGGAGGGCCATAGCCTGACCGGTTTTGCTGCGGCGCAGCAAACTCACGATTTTACGCAAACAAATACCTTTCAGATACATATGACCTATGCCCCCTCCCCATAAACACCCCCCTTCATTTGTAAAACCCGTACGGGGGGTGTATATTAATAAATTATGAAACCTGAAGACATTGAAGCGGAAAGATTACGCCTAGAACTCCGGCTCTCGCTCCTCGAAGCGCGAGACAAGGCCACCACTGCTTTCTTAGACTTCTGCAAATACGTGTGGCCTGAGATGATTGTCGGGGAGCACCATCGACGTATTGCATTAGCCTTGGACCGCGTTGTGGCTGGCAAGTGCAAACGCCTCATGATTGCGATGCCCCCGCGCCACGGAAAAAGCCAGATGGGCAGTTATTTATTTCCTGCCTATTTAATGGGAAAGTTGCCACAAAGTAAACTCATTGTTGGTTCGCACACCGCGGAACTTGCCCAGCGTTTTGGTAGGATGATTAGGAACCTTGTTGAGGATGAGCGGTACATGGAGTTGTTCCCTGACACCAAGCTGTCGGTAGACAGCAAGGCTGCCGGACGGTGGAACACGAGCCAAGGCGGTGAAGCCTTTTTTATTGGTAAGGGCGGCGCGATGACGGGCCGTGGCGGTGATATCATTATTTTGGACGACATCTTGGATGAACAGGATGCTATATCTGATACCGCTATGGAGAACACGTGGGAATGGTATACGTCTGGTCCACGTCAGCGTTTGCAGCCGAACGGTTCCATCATTGTTATCAACACTCGGTGGAAGACCGACGATTTATCCGGGCGATTACTTCGCCAGCAGGGACAATTAAAGAGCGACCAGTGGGAGGTTTTAGAGTTTCCTGCGATCCTCCCGAGCGGCAACCCTTTGTGGCCCGAATACTGGGCGCTTGAGGAACTTGAAAAAGTCAAGATGTCTATTGGCTTAAAGAAGTGGAACGCCCAATGGCAGCAACAACCTACTAACGATGATGGTGCAATCTTAAAGCGCGATTGGTGGCGCAGGTGGCAAAAAGAAGAGCCGCCGTCATGCAGCTATATCATTCAAACATACGATACGGCGTACTCTAAGAAAGAGACGGCGGACTTCTCGGTCATCGCAACGTGGGGCGTGTTCCGTCCATCTGCTGACTCTGGCCCTAATTTAATTTTGTTAGCAGTAAGGAAAGGTCGCTGGGACTTTCCTGAGTTAAAGCGGATTGCGAAAGATGAGTACAAGTACTGGAATCCGGATAGTGTGTTGATTGAGGCCAAAGCTACGGGTACTCCGTTGCAGCATGAGATGAGGAAGATGGGTATCCCTGTGACGATGTACTCACCCGGAGGTAGGAGAACGGGGCAAGACAAGGTAAGTCGAGCGAACGCTGTGGCTCCCATGCTGGAGTCAGGGATGGTGTGGTATCCGGAGGATGAGGAGTTTGCTCAGGATTTAGTCGAAGAGTGCGCCGCGTTCCCTAATGGCAGTCACGATGACCAAGTAGATGCAACCATTATGGCATTGATGCGATTTAGGCAAGGCAACTTCATATCGTTGGAGGATGACGACGATGAAGAGAAGGAGGTTGTGGATACGAGGGTTGAGTATTACTGATGACAGAGCTATAAAAAAATGGTAGCGTAACGGCATTCTTTTCTTCTTTTGGACCGTGAGCCATGGCCGACAAAACTTTGCCCCCGTTAGTATTTGGCGACAGCGTAGCTGATGGTATTCGCAAAGCGAATAAGTTACAGGGCGATAGCCGTTCGGGGGCAGGTCCATCGGAAGTACGGAATATGATTATGTCGTATTCCTTGCGCAATAGCTTGGAAGGTCGGGATGTATTTATTGGCACGGGAATCCCGAACATTCCAGAGCAAAAAAAGCAAATTGAAGAGCAGATTGAGCTAGTTAGGAAGAAGGGCGGTCGTCCGATATTAATTGGCGTTGGTCCGGGAACCCAGAAAAATCCTACGACAGGCCAG